TGCATTAGACCTTCTACCATCTGTTGTTGTGTCATGGTCATAAGGGTCACATCCTGCAACAAGTGTTAGAGAATTACCAGGTTTCTTTTTATTATTCTTATTTTCTATTAAATTTCTTTTACCCTCATCTGGAACCCAACATATTTCCCACTTTCCTTTATTGTTTGGTATCCATATAACTTCACTATCTTGAATACCATTCTTCCATATAAAATCACCTTTAGTTGTTAAATTATCAGCTGACTCATTATAGTCCATTTGTTGATATATTTTTTCTACATCAAAAACACTAGATAAAGAATCATTTCTAAAAGCTTCTTCTGCAGTAAATGGAAATTGCCTTTTAAATTCAGATAACTCATTAGTATTATTTTTTAAACCATCTCTTCTGTTTTTTATATAGTCTTTTGAACCCACATCTATATTAGCTCCATCCATTCCCATTATTGGTTTTCTAGGTGTATCTGTAACAGAGAATCCATACTCATCAATAAATCCTTCTAAATTTTCGTCTGCAGAGATAAATAAAGAATATAGTCCTGATTTAGTTCTTTTATTTAAGTCTTTATCTAACACGTCAGAGTCGTAATATAAATTTTTATACTCTAAACCACCATCTTCTAATTTATTAGCAGTAGAACCCATCATACATTTACCAACAATTTTTCTACCTAAAAGAAGACATGTTTGTGTTACAGACCAGTTTTTAGCTATAGATGTTGAACCAGTCCATTTACCAGCCTCATCATGAACAAGTAATTTAAGTTTCATACCATCATAACTATTATCAGCAGTATTTCTCCAGTCTATGACTGTGTTAAGAGCTTCTGATTGCTGTATATGTTTATTCTTTTTTGTTATCTTTTTAGCTGGTTCTCTAAAAGCCAGCTCTACCCTTGGATTACTTGAACCATCCTGAATGGGTTGAAAGAAAAATGGATACCTTCTATATATTCTAACAACCTTATCTGTAAACATTGTTTTTGCATCAGAACCTGTTTTAGATAATAAACCAAAGTTAGATTCATATGTTTGTGTAGCTTGATTAACCATCTCAGCACTGGCCATATATGAAAAACCAGAACGTCTATTCTTAAGAAAACACATACCCATACTATTGGGGTCTAGTTTACAAGCTTCCCAAAATAAGAAAAACTTTCTATTAGCATCTCTATAATCAGGATAACCAACATCTATGTTAGACCATTGTATAAACATGTAGTGACTACCTGTAATATAAGTAGCAACACCATTATTCATAAACCACAAGCCCTCTCTTCTTCTTACAAACTCTTGCTCAATATAGTCATAGTAATCTCCTGCATTTTCTCTAGTTAAAAGTTTGGGCATTTCTTGTCTAATCCACCTCTGCTCAACCTTCTTTTTATCAGAGAATAATATATCTCTCTTTCTAGGTTTCTTTGGTAGTTGGATTTTTAATCCTTGAATATCTATTATGTCTCCTAAACTCTTAGGGTTTAGTATTATGGGTTTAGACATGTATTATCGTTTTGCAAATTTCTCTGCTAAACCTTTCTCAAAATCTTTTTCTTCTTTAAACTCTCCCTCTGTTATTTGAGTTTCCAGTTTAGATATACCTATAAGTATTTCTTGAGCATCTAAAAAACACTCCTTCTTAGCTTTAATTGCATTTCTCCTTTTCTCATCAGACAAGTCTGGGTCTAAAGGTGTTCTTATATCATTTATTAATATAGCTACAGCCTCCTTAGAAGAGTCTATAAGGTCTTGTAGGGTTCTCTGTACATATGATTTATTACTTTCTTTCATTTTGAACTAACGCTAATATATCTTCATTTCTCATTCTAAGAAGTTTCTCTCCTTCTATAGTCATATCATACTCAGAGTTTTCTGAGAAAACAATCTCATCACCAGTTTTAACACCTTGGTTTTTTAACCAATCATTCATATGAACAATAGTACCATGAAGTGTAATATCTTCAACTTCAGGTTTAAAAAATATACCTGACTTTGTTTTTATATTATCTTCACTCTCAACCTTTTGTTTAACAAAATTCCAATGGTGTAACATTTTTAACTTACCTTTTCTTACTCTTGCATATATCTGTTGCCAATGAACCTTATATACATTCTCTTCTTCTACCCAGTCTACAAGGTTTGCACTTTTGTAATCCTGTCCAGATTCATTTGAGAACTTCTTATCTATAGTAACTCCTCCTTTAGCTGCAGTAATAAGATGGTGAAAATATATTTTATCACCTTTTTTGACATCAAACTCTAAACCTTTTGGTAACCATCTGGGTGTTTCATAAACAACACCATATTGTCTAGCAAACCTATATGGGTCAAATTTAATATCTAAAAATATTTCTCTACCATTAAACTCTATGGTGTCATCATAAGCTTTCTCAACTTGAACTAAAAAATAATTTTTTGGTATTTTCATATTAATTAACTTGATATTCTTCTTTATAATCTAAATTGTATTCTACTCCTGTTATTTTAAAAAATGATTTCCACATCTCTGATTCTTCTTCATTTTCCATTTTTATAAATACATTAAACTTTAACATATTGTATTTGTAGAAATACATATCATCTTGTACTATGGCTGTGATTTTTGCTTGTCCCCTCATTATAGGTTGACCAACAACATATGTTATACCATCTTTAATATCACCCACAGTAATTTTTCTTATTATTCCATTTATTAATTCCATTACGCTTTATATTTTTTTCCTTTATTAAATAAATTAAACATATGAAGTTTAGCCATGGTCTCTTTCTCCTCAAGAACATCGTCTATTGTTTTTTCTCCATCTAGATTTTCAAAAATTTTATCCTCTATTATATATAAGAGGGTTTCTGAACATAAGTCGTCTTGTATATTGTGTACAACTTCAGCATCTAAATCACTTAATGTTTTTCCCATTTCCACATAAGAGAAGGCAAACCTTATTTTAGAATCTTTTTTTAAAGACTCTAAATCTTTTAATATTTTTTTTATTTTAGTTTTCCTCGTCCCCATACTCATCTATATTGTCATAATGAACCTGAAGGTTTTCTATAGTTGATATAGGTGAACCATTTATATTAACATGACCACCACTCTCTATTGTTTCTTTAAAAGCTTGATATTCTCCATGTTTTTCTTTATATATAGCTACCTTTAGTAATATAAGGTATCCTATTAAATCTGAAACAGTATCTTCTGTTTTATCATTAATACCTTTATTTTGTATACGCATAAGCTTATCATCTATACGTGCACACAAAGAATCTATTGGTGAGCCTGATGAGAATACATTTGATGGACTGGTGGCACTGTCTCCATATGCCCTGTTTTTTTCGATTAAAAGGTCCTTCATTTCGTCAGCAACCTTTATTATTAAGTCTTCTGTTGTCATATATATTAAATTAAATTTCTATAAATATACAAAAAAAAAGGCTACAAAAAGTAGCCTTAATTTAAAAAGTTATAAACATATTTATGAACCAGCAACTAATATTTCCACATTAACAATGTTACTTCCTGGTTGAACAACAATACTTTCTAAATCTACTAAATCAGTAACTAAATTAGCGTTAGCGTCTGAAACTCCTATTGCGTCATGTGGTGTTCCTAACATAAATGTTTCTTGAGGTCCTAGTAGTAAAGATGCTGATTCATCTGCTCCACTATCATCTTCTCCAACATCAACTTGTAAACTTAAAGTTATACTATTTGTTGTATCTAAATTAGTTACTCTAATATACTTAGTTTCTGAGACACTTAATGGAGCTAAAGTACCATCAGCCACTGAACTATGAAAAATAGCTATTGTAGTTTCTGAATTAGCTGGACAGGTAACAACTCTTTTAAGCACCTCATTAATCCCTGATATTGTAAGTGACTTCTCTCCACCATATTGGTGTCCTTTTAGTGATAAATCTTCTGTTAATGTTACTCTTAAATCTGCCATTTTATTCTATGTTAAATTTCTACTTATTTTTTGATAATGAACATTCAATGCTTTTGCTGCTGTAGTTCTAGTAGTAACACCTATTTGTGGTGAAAGATGAGCAGTGTTAAGCATTCCTCT